TCGCCATTCAGCATTGGAGCAAATATCTGATGACTCCCAAAGAGCTTGCCCTCCTTTTCAGCAAGTTAGAGAAATCAAATTCAGTCCTCTCCGAAATCGCCAAGACTGATCTTGGTCGAAGCGGGGAAATAGCGAGAAAACAACTTGGATTCGAATGAATCAATCAAAAGTAGATCGTGCGCGCGCATGGCTGCGTAACACGCCAGGAGCCGTCTCAGGTCAGAATGGGCATGGAGCAACCTTCGCAGTGGCAACCTCGCTCATACACGGTTTTGAGCTGAATGCGGGGGATGCCGAAACGCTCATGCATGAGTACAACTCGAAATGCCTCCCGCCGTGGAAGCCGCATGAATTGGCCCACAAGCTGAGCGAGGCTGCAAAAGTAGCGCACGACAAGCCGCGTGGATGGCTTCTGGAATCGCATTCCGGTATCGGCCAGGGCGGCACTCCCGTATCTCCAACCGGTAAGTTCGTGGTGCGAAAGATCCAAGCAATTCCGCAATCGGACTTTCGATTTTCAACCATAGATTTCTTAAAAGCCTGCTTTGAACCAGACGAAGTTGTCTGCATTTGCAACGACATCGTCAGCGACGATGAAGGTCGGACTCGGCCAAACTCCAAGGGTACATTCCTCAAGCGCGACGAATGGATTGAGAAGCATTTCACGCCGCCAATTAGTTCCATGTGGAACGGTCCTGACAGCCGTGGCGCTTACGTCCGCGTAAACCCGTGCTTCGACGAGAGCGGATCTGATTCAGGCGTGGCGGCATTCCGCCATGTCCTCGTTGAGATGGACGAGAAGACCAAGGACGAGCAGTGGACGATTCTCAAGGAGTCGAAGTTGCCAATGTCCGTCGTCATCGATTCCGGTGGCAAGAGTTTGCACGGCTGGGTGCGCGTCGATGCGGCGAACAAGGAGGAATGGGCAGAGCGCCGTGACATCGTTTACCGGCATCTGGAGAGCATTGGCATCGATCCAAAGAACAAGAACGCAAGCAGGTTCAGCCGGTTAGCCGGTGTGATGCGCGATGGCAATGAGCAGAAACTGTTGGCCATCAATGTGGGTGTCGTGAACTGGGATGCGTTCACGGACTACCTAGAGTCGCAGGACATGCCTCAGGAGTTCTCGCTCGATAGCATCATCGAGTACGACCCGAAGAATGATCCTGACAATCTGATCGGCGACAGATGGTTGCGTCGCGGTTCATCGCTTCTCTTCGTAGGCCAAAGTGGTTGCGGCAAAAGCTCGATGGCCGCGTATCAGGGGATGAAGTGGGCGTCCGGTGAAGCATGGTTTGGCGTAAAGCCCGTCCGGGCGTTAAAAGTGGCTTACATCCAGGCGGAAAACGACATCGCCGATCAGCATGACGCACTGAAAGGCGCTGCTCAGATGACGTTTGGAAAGGAGAACTGGGAGCGAGGATTGCGGAGTGTTGACATGCTCTTCTTCCGCGAAACGGTTCGAACCGGAACAGACTTCGCCACAATGCTTCGCCGTCTCGTTCGCAAGACCAAGGCTGACGTGGTTTACATCGATCCGCTGCTCTCCTACATGGGTGGCAATCCTGCGGATATCGAGGTCTGCGCGAACTTCACACGGCATCTGCTCCAGCCGATTATGATGGAGACGGGCGTTGTCCTGGTACTCGTCCATCACTTTCCTAAGCCGAAGGGCAAGGACGACAAACCGGAGAGCGTGGCAGATTTGGCCTACTCAGGATTCGGATCGTCCGATCTAACGAACTGGGCGCGCGAGGTGATTGTGATGAAGGAGGTTGGATTCAACAACCCGCGCAAGTTCATGCTCGGCATGGCGAAACGGGCAGACCGTTCCGGCATGACTGACAAGGAAGGAAAAGTCACCGGATCGATTATGATCCAGCGTGGCACAGGCGGCGACATCTCATGGAACTATGCGGAACCTGAGAAGTTCGTCGTTGATAAGGCAGCGGCGAAGAAGCCGTGGACGGGACGACCTAAGCGTTAGCCTTCTCGCGCTCAGCACGGCGACGACCTTTGGCGGCAAGAGACAAAAACCGCTTCTTGCCGTATTTTTTCATGCCGATTGCGGCGGCCAAAGCCTTCGGCTCTCTAACGCCCTTCTTCTCAAGGCTGCCGATCAGCTTCTCGTAACGTCCGCCACCGCCAAGTTTCATCTTGTCCATAAAATCACCATGCTTTGCCGAGTTCTGGAACATATTTCTTTTTGCAAATCAACCGATTTTTCGGCTGATCGCGAAGAGGAATCCATCGGCAGTTATCCTTGAAATATCCTAGGTTATTGTCAATTCGATCAAGGCTGTAGCCATCAGGTCTGTCTCCCATGTCCTCGTAAAAACCTTCAAAAGAGAGCCACTTTTCACAAATTGTGACTCCTTTCAGTCTGTAGTATTTAGAATAAACGTGAGCAGGATTTAGGCATCTATCCTTCATTTTGATCCACGACCTGTACGATCCAGATCCGTACTTTCCGTGTCTTGTCGATAACTTGAAAAGCCATTCCGACGCAACGCAGTGATTGCACCTCCAAGGTTTTGACTGCTTGTCGAGCCTTCTGACGACATCAACTCTGACCAGTTTTGAGGTTTTGCAGACATCGCATTTTAGGTCAAAAAATTTCCATCGACCTACTTTTACATGCTGGTGATTTGATTCAATAGTTTGCACATCGACAAGATAGCCGAAGTACCAACCATTGCAACCCCCCACGCAGCACACGACCAATACTTAGGCGTCGTCTTGTCCTTTGCCGTCGCGCAGTTATGCCGCGCTCGGAAGTTCTTACGACGCTCAGGATTGTCGCGTTTGATTTCCATGTTGGCGTCTCCAAAGCGAACCTTGATGACGTTGCCGTTGTCATTCTTGACATACACCGCGCTCTTCTTTCGCTCGCCAGGAGTGTAGAACGGCTTGTTGAGCGTCACCTTCTTGCCCTGATAGGTATTACCCTTTTTGGAGAGGGAGGTTTTCATTAGAATCGACGAACAGAAGCAGATGGAATTTGAGGGCGTTCAGCCTCTTGTCGCTCATCGTTACGCATTTTCAAACGGTCAGCCTCAAGCGTAAGAATCTTAGGCCATCGACGGTTGAATGCGTCCATCTGATCCTTTGCAACCTGATCGATTGGTTTTGTAACTGTGGCGAGATAATCTGGATTTTTAAGAATCCTGCCGATTGCAGCAGCTCCGCTTACAGCGGCAAGGTTGGACAACGCCATTCTTCCGTACATGTTTGCCCCAAAAGCCGAGGCAACGGCAGATGTTACAGCGGGAATGAGCTTGCTCTTAACAAGGCTGTCCTTCTCGATGACAACAGAAAGCTGATCAGCAATCTTGTTCATCTGATCGACTCCAGACTTTCCAAACGCCTCAACAATGAGCGGGTTGTACTGACCAGAAATCAGCTCCCGCATTTTATTGATGTTCACCTGTTTCTTGCCTGCATCCAGTGAATCTTTGAAAAGATTTCCGACAATCAAATTCTGAACGTCCCCAACAAGATCTGGCCTTTCGTTCCGCATGACATTCATAAACTCCTGAACGACATACCTTTGTTCTTTGCCATAATCAGTTGTCAAAAACTTGACAACATCTTCCGGCTGAACCTGATTAGCGGAAAGCCTTCCAGTCTTGGTTGCGTCCAAAACCATCTTCTGGAAGTCAGTCGCCTCCTTAGATGCTTGCTGAACGTAAATCTGAAGATCCTTGGCCAACCGCTCAGAGTCTGGATTTGATAAGATCAGCTTGATTTGTTCGTCATCTATCTTGATCGGCAATTTTCCATTTACAGCACTTTGAAGGTCGGCCAAAGCGGCTGTTATTTGTTTCGTCCTAGCGTCCATCTCTTTAAGTTCTTTACCAAGATAAGGGCGAGGCTGTTCAAGACGTTGAATTTCAGCGGTGACTGATTTAAGCTTCCTTTCGTTTTCCTTAAACAAATTTACAGCAGCCTTGTCATCTTTTGCAATTCTAGCCTCAAGTTCCTTAGACTTAACGAGAAGATCGTTTTTCTGAGTCGTTAGATTAGATTTTTTATCAATTAAATCTTTGTAGCGTGCCGCAACATCTTGGATTTCAGAAAGCTGCGGAAAAAACTCATTAGCAACTTCTCCGGTCAATTGGCTTCCTTTGCCCATTTTTGCCTCCGTCAACAAAGACAAGAACTCTTCTGGAGTTTGGCCAACCTTACGAAGTTTGTTGTAAACAAAGTCTTCAAGCAGAGGCTTGAAGGTGGGTTCCCATTCAGAACCTGCCACCTTCTTCATTACCTCTAATGCTTGTCCTCCACGAGTTCCCAGAAGACTCAACACCGCTTCAGGACTTCCACCACCCTCGCCAACATCTCTAAGAAGACTTGAAATGATGCTTCCCTTAAACCTGTTTATACCCTCTCTGTACTGAGCATTCTGGGCTTTGAATTTAACCTTAAAATCAGGATCAGTATTAAGGGCATCTTCCATTATTTTCTGAACACGATCAAGTTCTTGGAACGTGTCGTAATCAGCTTGCTGAACCTTTTTGTTAAAATCTATTTGGTTGAGAATCTCTGTTCTTTGATTTTTTAGATCATCAAGAGTAAAGGTTTCAATTACATCGTTTCCATTTTCATCTTTTACCGTTTTCCCAAACTTGTCTTTTTTAGGAACAGAAACAGAAATAGATTTAAGTTTAGGCTCCAGCGCATCGTATCCAGCTTTTTGCTTGTCCTTAAATTCTTGAAGAAGAATGTTTGCGTATTCTCCAAACTGTTTGCCGGTTTCAAATTGAGTTACAAATTTACCGTAACCAAACTTAGGGTCGAACCCGTTTTCGATTTCATCGATTTGCCTCTGCTTATCGGCTATCTCGTTGTCTATCTGTGTTCTCCTAATGTCGTCAGATGCCCTAAGATCTTTCTTTTGAGTCTCAAGATTTCTGATGTCGTCAAAAATTGATTTAGACTGCAACTGAAGTTCTCCTTCAGCCCTTCTGGCCGCGCCAAGCAGTTCTGCGTTTTTTTCGTTAAATGCAACATCCACCTTTTTCTTCGCTTCATCGATCATCTGCTGAGCATTGAGAACAATTCCGCTGATCAGATTTTGGTCGATGTCTTTACGTTCTGTAACCCGCTTCAGTTCGGAAACAATTTGATTGGTTAGTTCATCTCCGCTTAAACCGTTTGCAGTTCCAGTCCTGATGGAATTTTGAAGGAAGTCGGTAATGTTGCCTTGCCAAGCTCGAATGTCCTCAGGTCGAGTTCCAGAAAGTTGCGGCGAGTAAAGCGTGTCGGCCAATTGCCCTGCTAATGCAGGGTCGATTCCTCCACCGGCTCCAAGCTCTCGACGGATTGCGTCTGCGCGTTCGGTTAGGAACTGCTGCGTGTAAGGGCGCTGAAGTTCTCCGGAAAACCTTTTCAGGCTTCCGCCACTTCTGGAAAGCGCGCCAAGACCTCTTAGTCCTCCTGAAAATGTAGGAAGGAAAAGACCACTCAACGCGCCTTGTTTAATAATCTCTTCAGTTTTCCCAGATTCATCTCCAAGTGTTGATGCAAAACCTTGAGCTGCACCAGTCATTCCGCCAGCAGCACCTTCTTTAAGAATTTGCTTCAGCCTTGAAGATTGCTGTGTGACTCCAGTTTCGGCGGTGGTCAAAAACTGCAAAGGGCTTCTAAATCCACCAGCTCCACGTTTTGAAAGACTAAGAAGAGGAATTCCCTGAGCAGCGGCTTCTTGGATATCATACGGTTCTGGAGCTATCGCCTGGCGAAGAAGCTCGCTTCCAACGCCAGCAATCATTTCTCCACCAACCGTTTGACCACCTGGAACTTGAGACAGCCCAATTCCAGCGGCCAAACCAGCAGCCATACCAACTCCGCGTCGAGCCTGATTGAACCGATACTCGTTTAAGAGCTTTTGCTCTTTAGGTGAAAATTCGATTGGAACCTCAGGATTGCCTCCGCTTGCCTCAAAGGCCTGAAATTTCTTGGCGCTTTCACGGCCAAGCCTCAAATCTGCCTGCTCAACCAAAAGACTTCTTGGCCTAAACGTGTCACGGCCAACAAGTGGAGCCTGTGCGGCAGCTTGATTGACAGCCTCCATAGAACCCATTGGAGCTTCGATTGGAGTGAACCCAGCAAATGGGTCTGATTCATTAGTTGTGGGTTCGCTCGGAGTAAACCCAGCAAAAGCATCCTCTTGTGCGACTGGTTGCGGCTGTTGCTGATTTTGAGCGGGTTCACTAAAAGTAACATCAGCAGCGCTCAACGGCTGACCGGCATCCATCTGACCTTGTTGGCCATCGCCCTGCAAAACGTATTCGTCCATAAAATTATTTTAGATTCCCCTTAACGCCCTTGATAATTACAAAGTCACCAGTTTTCTTTCCTTTTGCCCTAGCTTCAGCCGTTGATTCAAATGATATTTCTGACATCGAATTCGTTCCAGACATTGCTGGAGAGTTTGTCGAACTCATCGCCTGAGTAGTAGGAGCCGTAATCATCGCGCTTCTCGAAGGCATTTGAGATGTTCCAGCAGGAATGTCTTTTCCGTATTTTCTGTAAATGCTGTTTACCCTGTTCATGCCTTCATTAACACGAGTATCAAGCTCTTCTTTCTTGATCGAAATTTGCTCAACAAATCTTGGAAGATCGGTTCCAAATAACCTGCCAGTTGCAAGCCCTTTGACTGGGTTCAACTGAAATTCAAGGAACTGTCCAAGGCGTTTTGATTCTTCAACGCCAACGGCATCTTTGCCTTCTGCGCTGTTTAGAATTTTAAGGATGTTTTGTGCGGAAGCTCGTTTTACATATTCGTCAATTGAAGGATCATCGAGAACCCCAATCTCATATCCAATTGCGTCGGAAATGCCCTGTTTGTTGGCAATGTCATCGGCGGCTTTTTTGACAAGCCTGTCATCTACGGCGTTGAGCTTGATTTCTCCATTCTTTGCAGGTTGAAGAATTTTTTGAACATAAGCATCAGCTCTTTTGCCAAGCTGATCGACTCTCACTTTTTCAAGCGCAAGTTTTTCTAGTTGAAGTCCTTTTGAGAAATCAAACTTCTCCCGCTCAAGACCAGTCTTGGCCTCTTGAGTTGTCTTCTTCAGATCAAGCTCTTCACGATCAAGCTGCAACCTTCCTTCTTTAATCGACTTGTCCAATTCAAGTTTAGCGCGGTCAATTTCGCTTCTGGACGCACCCTGAGAAACAAGCCTCTGCAAGTCAGCCTTTTTAATCTCGATGTTTCCAAGAAGAGAGGTGGTTTTAGCTTCAGTTTGACTAATCTTTGAAGTTCCTAATTTTTCATAATAGGCGTTCATTTTCGGAACGTCGATGTTAGGACTTCCGTCTTGATTGAAGCCTATCCACGCTCCGGCATCGATTGCTTTGTTTATCGTCGATGCCCTCAGCGTGTTGGAAGTAGCTTCCGCCCTGTCTCTGGCTTTCAGGAGTTCAGCGCGAGCAGAATACTTCTCCAAATTGTTGAGCATCTTGTCCGCCTCAAGTCGGTATTGTTTAGACTTAAAGGCAGGGATGACTGGAAACTTCGCTTTTGCGCTAGGGTTATCAAGGTAATCTCCGACCTGCTTGCTGAGTTCTGAAAATGCGTTGAACTCATCAACCTGAGCTTTTTGTTCGCCAATCGCATCAGCAAGAGTCATGTCTCGAATCTTGTTCTGAAGCTGCAAGCCCTGCTGCTGAAGCAAAGACTCAGCCGTCTGCATCTGGAACTGCTCCATCATCCGCTTTTGCGTCTGCGCGCGGTCGTAGAGGCTTGCGCCTAGCTGAAATGCTTGAAGAGTTTCGTCGGCCATAAGATTTAGAGTCCGAAATTGGACGAGCTGTATTCAGGGAATAGGCTGGTAGATTGCGGCCCTATTTCAGAGGTATTTGTTCTCGGAAAAGAATAAAGCTCAGGATCGTTCTGGGGATTGTAAGACGACCTTGGGCCTCCCTGCATCCCCATCAACCCACGCTGGGTGTACGCGCCACCAGCGAATCCGCCAGCAGACGAAATCGCGCTTCCGATAGCAGCCATCGTAGGATCAGGCATCGCAGCCACTTGAGCAGCTTGCAAGTCACGGTTGTACTGCTGCTGATTTTGCTGCTGCAAAGCTCCGATTCGCTGAGACGGAGTGATGAACATGCTGCTCACCGAGAACGGTTGAGCCATTCCAAACGCCCGTTGTTGCTGGATGAAGTTCTGAGCTTGCGCCAGACCTTGGTTCTGGATCTGCATCGATGTCAGACCAAAGTCGCGAGCTGACAATGCTCGGCCCATTCCGCTTCCAGCGCCAAACCCTCCGCCAAGCGCGCGTCCAGCGGCGGAGCGTTGAAGCTGAGATGCAACATCTTGAGAAACCTCGCCGCGCAAAGCTGACCCAATGTTCTTACCAGCCTGTTGAATCAACTGGTCATAGCCAGGAATTGCGCGACGAAGCTGCGCCTCAAGCTGAGACTGCTCAGCGGCGGTCGTCTTTTGAGCGAGTTCCGTGGCAGGTTGAAGCGCTTCGATGTTCTGCTGAATCGCTTGCTTCTGCTCAGCTTGAAAATCAATCGGCTTAAATGCTGGAACTTTTGGCTTGCTGCCCTTGCTCAGCAATCCGCCAAGCAAGCTCGTTCCGCCAAGGATTGCCGCACCACCTAGAATAGCTCCCATAAATTAAAATACCTCCTTCACAAGACGATTGCCGTTCTCAATCGAGAACACCTTCTCAGGTTCGTGACGTTGGATGTTCATGGTTACCAAACGTGCAGCTTTTTCCTCTGGAAAAGCTCGCTCGTTCTGGAAGCAATGAACCCACACCCGCCGCAAAGTATCCACCTTAAAAAGCTCGTTCTCCTCGATTGTCATCACGCCGTGCAAAGATGCCCATGCATCCGCGTACTCACGAAGCGCTTGAACCGAAGGAAGGTGAACCTCGTAGCCGAATCGCTCAGTGCATTCTTTGGCCGACGCTTCTGCGTCCTTTTTGACGTACACCTTCACCGAATCATGCACGACTGCCTTTGGAAGATATCCGTAGGTCGAGCAATCGGCGACGTACTTATAACGAGTCCGATACTCTTTGATGGACTGCCTCCAGTTTGGATCAGTCGCACCCTGCTCATGTAGGCCAAGGCAATCCGCTTCCAACGAGAAAAGGACCGACATGAATGCCGATCCGAATCGAGGCAGACCGCAAATTTGGAAGAGCTTACCTTTCATTTTTTATGCACAAAGAAGTCCACGCGGCAGTACGCGCGAGGATAAAGATGGCCGACTCAGAGTTGGGAATCATCCCTAGCTCACTGCAAATTACTGCGGTATAAAGAGCTGCATTCGGATGAACATCCTTTCCAGCCTCTTTCATCCACCCGTGAAGCTGTTCGATTCGAGCGTTCGCGTTATGGAAGTCCGCAGCGATAATCTCACGCACACGGCTCCATGCCGGATCGATCCGATCCTTAAAGAACGAATTGCCGAAGCCGGGAATCTTCATGCCAGCCTCAATGGCCGACTTCAACGCTCGCTCATCGAATCGTTCGTAAACGAATCGAGCAGGACTAATTGGGCCGTGAGCATCACCCAAAGTCAGGATTGCCGAAGCGATTCCATTAGTAAGCTGGGCGCTTCCAAAGAAAGCGTTTACCGCAGCGCCGGAACTAGCGTTCTGATTGTTCCGCGCCGCCATGTCATGCGCGTCAAAGACAGCCTGAAGCAACTCCAGTTTTTTCGGAGTCGCATCAGCCAGCGCAAAGTCGATGTTGAGGTTTAGAACCATTGCGAGAATCCACCGCCATTCAATCCTACACCGACCATGCGTATCGTTGCGACAGCGTCGCCCAGATACTGCATCGTCTGCTCCTGCACAGCTTGAACCGCTTTGGCTTCGTAGGCCACTGCTTCCTGAATCAAATCGTTTTCTTCCTTTCGAATGGCCATGACCATCAGCTTGATGGCATCAGCGCACGGAGGAATAAGGTAGTCATTGACGCTCGTCGCGTTGATGTGGCGCATCTTCGCCATGACCGTCACCGGCTTATCCTCGTCGTTGTTACAACGATCTGTCAGGTAACTGCGACGATACTGCGGCAAAGTTTCATCAGGGTCGTAAACTGCCAGATCCGTTTCCAGAGCGGTCGTCGCATCGTACTCGTACAAGCGGCTGACCGTGTTCGTGGCCTCACGAATGACGCCGGTCAGTTCGATAAATTTCTTGGTAGACTGAACGTACGGCAAAGCGAGCGTCAGCTTTTCTCCGTCAATCCACGCGCCACCGGACTGCGTTCGAATCCACTGACCGTTCTGATCGACACCTTGCAGCGTGATGGTTTTGCCGACATCCGAAGCGTCGCCAGGGTAGACTCGAAGATAGCTGTTAGTACCGCCAGACATGTCGCGGTAAGAAACCACAGTACCACGATCAATAAGCTGCTTCCCAACGCACACTTGATTGCCATTGAGAAGTCCATATCCGGTTTCCTGAAACTCGAACCATTGATTGCGAACCGTTCCGACTCCGCAGCAGTCAGCTACAGCCTCGATGGTTTCGATCTGTCGCGGCCAAGTGATGCAGCCACCTACGGTGTGAATCGTGAAGCGTCCGTACGCTCCAGCCCACAACCCCTTGTGTAGAAGCCTTCGACACGCCTGATTGATGTAATCATAAACGCGCTGATCATCGACACATGTGCCGATGACCCGAGCGATTGTGGAGCGAATGTCCTGAACGATTAGCTTCATTTGGTGTAGTAGACTCGG